TACGAGAGGCGTTTTTTCGTCGCCGTTGCTGTAAAATTAAATCGCCCCATTGATTATATTTAAAAACGCCTATATTTTCGTATGATTGATAAAACGCTCGGATCGACGTTTTCGTTCCACGACACCGAGCCGCCGCCGACACTTTCCGAAAGCACGCCTTGAGACTTGCGCTTGTCAAATTCCTTTGCGACAAGTTTGATACAAGCGAGCTCGAGGTCTTTCGGCACGCTCGAAAAGCCGGCTTTGTAAATAAGTTTGATGTTTTGTATACCGGCCGGCAATGATGAAAAGGTCAAAACGCCGGTCGTGAGATCGACGTCGTAATCGTCCACGCTGTACGCCGTCCACACGGGCGACGAGTTTGAGCCGGTTTTATAAGAGATCGAGGTGATCGAGGTGATCGGGTATATTTTCGCGAAAACCTTGCACTTGTCCGCGCCGCCGTCATGATACTCGGTCACGTCGCTCGCGTCCGCTTTGATCCGGCGGCCGCCGATCTCGTTTTCAATCCAAACAGTTGCCTCGTCGATCAAAGCCTCAAGAAAAGCGTCGTATGTCGCGGCTGAAATGCCGAGATAGGTTTTGACTTGAGTGTTTGTCGCCATTGCATACGCGAGAGCTGTCATATTTTGAAAATTATTTTTTGAAAGTTATTTGCGAGGCCGACCGAAATCGGCCTCGTTCAAAGTCTCAAAAGACTATTACGCGGCGGTCTTTGAGTTCACGCCGTCGTGTTGCTGTTCGGCGGCGACCAAAGCCACGACGCCGATCACGTTTGCCGTGACCGTGCCGGCCGTGACGACCTCGACGCGTATAAATTGCTTTGTACGCTTGAAACCGAGAGACGCCGTTTTATCGTCGCTGTCGGCGTTTGTCTCGGTAAAAGCCGCGCCGGTGACGTCTGCATAGCCCGAGCCCAAAACCGCGCTCTCTTGCATTTTCACGTTGCAAGTGTGCACGCCGGTCATTGTGCCATACGAGACAATCACAAGCACGTCGTTTCCGAGGCCGACGCAATCGACACCCGTGCCGTCGGTTGTCGTCGCGGACGCGATGTCTTGCACGGCAAGCAATTTGACGAGCTTGTAGTTTTCAATGAGTGTATTCATTTTGAAAAGTTTGTAATGAAATAAAATTTGAAACGGTCAATCAAGCCGATTTTCTTTTCGCTTTCTTGACCATTTTGTCGGCCGAAACCTCGACGGCTTTGCCTTTCGGCTCGTCCGGCACGATTTCGGTTTGAGGATTTTCAATTGCCTCGACCTCGGCCGCGTTTGCGTCGATGTGAGGTATATTGCGCGCTTGATCCTCGTCAAGATCGCAAATCGAGCCGGCTTTGTAACATATGCCGGCAAGGTACGATGTTTGTGTGACTTTTACTTTCATGGTCTTTTTTGATTATAGGATAAGCAATCGGATATAAGAGAGGCGGCGAGTTGCCGCCTCTCAAATTTGTCGTTTAGCTGTATGTCCTCAAAACCGCGAAAGCGTCGGGCACACCGACCGCAAGTCCGCACCTTTCAATTGTGCGCACGATTGACGAGTTTGACGCAAAAGCGTTGACCGCGCCGATCGAGGCGTCTTGAGAGATCGCCATGCTTGTCTCTTGACGGTTGCCGAAATAAAAGTATTTGAAGTTTCCGAAAAGACACATTTTTGTCGAGACGCCCGTGTCGGCGGCGGCCGGCATATGGTCGGACGTATAAACGGGATAGCCCCATAAATAGCCCATAGGTTGAATTAAACCGCCCTCGGGTTTCATTGAGATCAAGTTCGGGTTGTTTGAAATCATGAGCACGTGTTGTGATCCCTCGAGGATTTTTTGTAACATTGCCCAAATTTCGCGGTGCATAACCCAGCAAGAGCCCATGAGTGCGCCCTCTTTGATCGCGGTGACGGTGTCGCGCAAATCGTCGAGAGTGATCTCGCTGAAAGCGTCGTGATCCGAAATCGCGGTGACGAGATTGACGTCGGCGTGTTGCATGATACCCGTGAAAGGCGCGCCCGTTCCGATCAAGCCTTGTTTATCTTCTTCTTTCGCAAGAGCCTCGCCGAAAAGATCAAGCAATAAATCGGAAATCGAGGCGTCGGCGTCCGCAAGTAATTCGTTTGAAACGGCCGAAAGACCGATCGCGGTCTTTGCCGTCAATTTCACACCCTTGAGAGTCGGTGAGCCGTCTGTACCCTCGACGAGTTCGCCCGCCCATGAGACGGTCGGCACGGCGTCAAGAGTCGGCAAAGTGATCGCGTCTCTTTTCATAGGGATTTTTCGAGAGAGTGTGCGGATCAAACCGTAATTGCCGACAATACGGTCGATCTCATTGACCAATTCCTCGGGTACAAGGTAACCGCCTTGTGAGTCCGTGCCCTCGGTCATGCCTTTGACATTGAGTTCGGCGAGTTTCGCCATGTCCTTGCGGAAAATGGCCTTGATAAAGCTCGCAAATCTTTCTTTCTTGCTCAATTTCGCGGCCTCGTCGGCTTGTCCGATAGTCGGAAAGTTGCCGTGCTTGAGGTCGATTTTGTCGAGACCAAGTCTCTTGACCTCGGCTTGAATTTTCTCGTCAACGGCTTTGTTTACAATATTCGGCACGTGCTTTTCAATGCCGCCCGATATTGCCTCGGCCATTTTGACTTCAAATTCTTTCATTTGTGTATCTTCCATTTGATAAAAAAATTAAAAATTAAATATATAACCTCGTTTTGACGGTGACAATGGCCGTTTCGACGACCTTGTCAATGCCTTGCAAGGCTTTCAAAAGCTCAAAGGCGTCGTCTTGAGGCTTTGCGTTTTTTTCCGCGTCGGCCTCGTCGAGCAATGCTTTCAAGTCTTTGAGAGCTTTTGTCATGCTCTCGATCGAGTTCGAGATTGCGTTTCGGGTTTTAGCCGAAAGCGTCCGGCCGTCCTTTTGCCCTTGCGAGGCCATAGGTTTGACCGTGTTTTTTTGATTGCCCGTCGACGCCGCGATCCTTTCGGCCGCGTTGTTTAAAAGGCTTTTGATGTCTTGAGTGAGGTCTTGCACGATTTCAAGAGAGTCAAGTGCAAGTTGCTGATTGCTTTCGTTCTTTTCCGCGAGAGCCGGAAAGATTTTATCGAGCTCGTAACGTGTATACGTCTTGAGTTCGGGCATTTCGCCGCCGACCTTTTCGTATTGCTCTTTGAGCTCGTTATATTTTGCCGTTCTTTCCTCGTCGGTCAAATTCTCGTCCGAAAGCAATGCTTGAATTTGAGCCTCGATCTGTTCTTTTGTCGGCTCGACCGGCGGCTCGGAAACCGGCGGCTCGTCGGCCGGTGGCGGCTCGACGTGTTGATCCGCGCTTGCGTCGTTCACACCGGCGGCCACGCCGTCCGGCTCGTCCTCTTTTTTTACGATCGACGTCTTGAGTATCGTCTCGAGCTTTTGCATTTTTGCGAGACTCAAAGCGTCGGCGTTTGACGGCACGGGCACAAAAGACAATTCCAAAAGTTCGGCCTCGGTGATTTTATTGCCCTCGCGGTTTTTTACAATGAAACCGACCGAGACGGCTTTCAAAATGCCGTCGTCGTAAAGTTGACGCGCGATTTGACCTTGCTCGGTACGTGCAAAGACGCCTTTCGCGACAAGTTTGCCGTCCACGATCTCAATGCTCGTCACCGCGCCGATCGGAAAAGACCAATAATCATGCCCGAAAAGCACGACGGGATTTTCATTAAATCGTTTTAAATCCCACGCCGTCACGAGTATCACCTCGCCGTCACGATCCATGCCCTCGGTCGAGGCAATGACCTCAAACGTGCCCTCGCCTTTCGGTGCTTTTGTGATCGCACCGGCGACGATTTTGATGAGTTCGGCCGCTTGTTTTTTCGAGTAAATTTTCAATTGATTTTCTTTCATGGCGTTTTTGTGTTAGCTATTAAGATTTTAAACCGTGCGAAAATAAAGTCAATCTCGGACGATCACCGGCAAAACAGCGCACCGGCAATTCGGGTGCAAAGGTGGATTGCCGACGTCCTCGTAATCGAGTTTTGCGCCGGACGACGTGACGTCGCCCTTTTCGTAAAATTCCGAGTCGATCTCAATGATTTTGCCGTCCAAGTCCGCGCAATCGTCGCACGCTTGATCGCTCGCGGTCGTGTACCACTCTTTGCCGGTCACGACGCCGCTTTCGCGCCACACCTCGGTTTCGGCTTTGCCTTGTGCTCGGATCGTCTCGGTGCGAGAGATCATTTCGGCGCGTTGTCCGCGCCCCGTTCCGAAAGCCGGTATCGACTCAATTCTTTTTTCGAGATCGGGTATCGCCTCATTTTGCTCGAGTCCGGCGATAACGGTCGCCCGTATTTGCCGAGAGGTCTCTTTCGTGATCTCGCCGGCAAACTTTTTTGTGTTCTTTTCGATATACTTGCGCAATGCCGGTGTCACGCTCATTTCGACACCGAGCTCGGCGGCCGCGCTTTCGACCTCGTCGGCGGCAATCGCCGCAAACAAAGGCGTGAAAAGGTCGATCGTCGCCTTGATCTCTTTCGGCTCGTCGATCAATGCCGGCACGCTCGCTTTCCAATTTTTTTTATTTAAAAATACCTTGAGCTCTTTTTTAGCACTCTCGAGTTGAGATTGCCAAAGAGTTTTTAATTTGCTTTGAAATTGCTTGATATATTCGAGACCGCGCTCGTCGCGTTTCGCCGCCTTGCCCTCGCCGAGTTTTGTGCGAGCGACCTTTTTCGCGTCTGTTTTGTCGCGCTCGATCTCTTTGACGACCGGCAATTGAAAAAACTTTTGAGCGATGTCTCTTGCGAGTGTTTGAGAGAGCTCTTTGATCTCGCTCTTTGTCTCAAACTCGGCAATCTGCTTGCCCTCGATCGGCTTGCCGTACGGTTGCAAGCTGAAAGGCAAAAAGACCGTGTCACCGCCCTCGATGTCGCTCAAATTTTCTTTGCGTCTGATTTCGTTCAAAGTGAGCCACCCGTTCGCGAGGCCGTCTTTGTACTCTTGCAAAATGACGGTGCGATCCTCTTGCACCGGCGAGACGAAATCAAAATGCAAGCCGGTTTCGCCGTACCTCGGCAATAAAAATTCGTTCAAGGTGTCGACGATCCTTTGCATTTTCGGCTTGATCGTGCGCAAGCTGAAAGAGTACGAGGCCGCCTTTGCGCTTGCGAAAGTCGCCTCGACCGTGAGCCCGATCACCGTTGACGGTACGCGGAAAATGCCCATGATCTCGTCGCGCGAAAATCGGCGTTGCTCTAAAAATTCCATGTCGCGTTGCGAAAGCTGAAAGGCCGAGACTTTGAGGCCGCCGCTTGCGACGGCGGTCTTGAATTGCTTTGACGCGCCCGAGTGTGTATCGTTCCACGACTCGAGCAATCTTTTTTCGTCCTCGGGCGACAAGGTCTCGGGATATTCGAGGATCACGTCCGGCCTTGCCGAGTTTTGAAAATAGTTTTTATTATAAGTCTTTGCGTAATTGTCGGTCTCGGCGGCGGTGCGCGCGGCTGAAAGAGTGCTCATGCCGATTATATCGCTTTTCGGATTGAAATTTTTAAATTGCAAAATCTTTTCGGCCGGTATCGTTTGAGACGAGCCGTCAATCGTGTATTTATAGCCGACGACGTAATCTTTCACGCCGCCGATCGGCGCGACGCAAGACGGCATGAGAGGGTATATTGCTTTCGGTGTCGTGCCCTTGCCGCTTTCGAGATACCAATACTCGTTGCCGTTGAGCTCGAGGTTTGATTGTAAACGCTCGAAAAGCGTGTATTTCGTCATGTACTCATTGACTTGAGCGAGCAAGTCCAAAACGGCGTGGTCGCGGACGATCTCGTCGTTTCCTTTCGAGTCTGTTTTGTATAAAACGAGGTCGATGTTTGCGACTTCCTCGGCGATCGCTCGCACGCACGCAAAAACCCACCCGTTATAGTAATTCGACGCCGTTTTTTCGGACGCGAAAATGCCGGTGACGCCCGAGACGAGCCTTGCCATGAGAGGCACGCTTGCTTCTTTCCGGCGCAAAAAATCAAAAATCGCCATATGTTTTGTTTTAATCTGTTTTTATTATTGCACCAAACTATTTGACGAGCAAGCTCGGTGATTTTTTTGTGTGCACAAACGACTCGATGAGCGAGATCATTGAGTCGACGTCGTCGTCATGATCGGCAAAAGGAAACGCGCAAAGCGAGGCGATGAGCTCGTCGATTTCGCGCCCGTCGCAAAACACGACGTCGCCGCGTTCAATGAAAGGCACGATTGCCAAAAGCCGGCGCAATTTGTCGATGTCGGGTTTAAATTCCTCGACCGCGATGTAAACGCCATTTTTCTTTTGATCCGAAAGCAATTGCAAAAGAGCCTTTTGATACGCGACCGTTTCAATTCGCCATTTCGCTTTCGGAAAGAGCCCGTGAAAATTGACGATGAGATTGACTTGCTCGGTTATGCCGCACCGCGTTTTGTACGATCTCATGACGTAAATTTTGCCGGTCTCTCGGTGACGGCCACCGACACAAAGAGCGAAAAAGTCGGCCGTCTGCTTTTCGCTGATTGCCGGATCGACCGCGCCTTTGAGATCGAGCGTCGCAATGTCCGGCAAAGGCGCGCGCTTGATCCACTCGAAAAGCACCGGCGAGCCGGCGGCCGAGCTCGGGTTGTTTTGCATTTCGCGCTCGAAACCGATCGAGCCGAGGTCTGCTTTGAGCTCGTCGACCGATGAGACGTGCAGCTTTTT